CAGTGTTACTAACCAAGCCATTCAAGTCTTACAGGGTCCATACATTACAAATACCTATGGTGGAGGTATTCAATGTCAAGGACCTACTCTAAATATCACACCATTCGTAACTGGTTCTGCATCAGCAGCTAAACCTTACGAACCATTTTATAATGACCCAGTATATGATATGAGAGATTTAGACGATGACGGCTCTCTAGATAACCCAGGAAACATCTTATACTATGTTCCTACTAGAACTGGTCAAAAAGATAATTACAACCTCTCTCTGGGGTTCTCCGCAACCTTATCTCAACCATTAGATAGAAAGTTGCAGGATCAATGTAAAGAAGCTGCTGCAGCAAATATTGCATTAATGCAACAAGCATCTGCAAATAAAAGATTAGACTTTGAGATAGCTCGTCTTAAGAACTGTGGTGAGTTGATGAAAGCTGGTATATATTTTCATCCTAAAAGTCAATACGCAAAGATATGTTCTGACGTAGTAGTAACTAATCCTGGTGGAGTCATACCACAGCATAGACATAGTATTCCTGCATCAACTAAAGCAGAAGATCTTGGCGGACCAATTGGGGGTTAACCAAAATCTGTAGTCATGTGTCCTATATTTTCGTAAACCCAACCTGTACAAATATATTTTAGTCCTTCTGTTGGTGGATGACCTCTGTGTGCATATGTCCATGTTGCGGGAAACAGTATTAACTTACCAGCCTCTGGTGTCACATGTGTCCCATCATAAAATTCAGTAGTTCCTGATCCCTCTACCGTGGTGTTTAGATACCAGAGGAATGTAATTATTCTATAAGTAACATGGTTATTAGGAGTCAATTCTGAAATTGAATCATGATGCCATGTATATCCAGTTTGTTCTGGAGTTGTTCTTTGTACTTGATAACCAGTGTCGTATGTCTTGATATTACTATTGGAAATTCTACCGTTATAATATTTTTCAATGTATGGTGTTGTATATTTTTTAAGAGACTCATAAAAAATTAAATCTTCTTCCTTCCAATTAGGATCTCTATAAAAACATAAGTCAGTAGAGTCTTTTATTTTTGTATCATATCCCGCACCGGTTACTCCTGGAAATGTCCCAGAATCCTTTTCAAATTTTTCTATTACATGTTTACAAAAATCTTCATCTAAAGTATTGTGATGCTCTTCAAAAAAGTCAAGTGTCATAATATTATTTTGGTTTTACGATAGATTTTAATTTTCTTATTGCTTCAGTTCTTTCACGTTGAAACTCTCTACGTTCTTTTAGTGATAAAACTTTAGTTTCTTTTCCTCGTATCTGAGCAATCTTTTTGATTACTTTTTTGATAGTAGGTTTAACTACCTTCAACAGTATATCCGCGAGTGGTTTCGCAAGTAATGCTGATGTTGTTGCGATAACTGCAATACCACCAACTGATACTACTTGTCCACCACTAGGAAGACCGGCAATAATTTGTTGAGGTATCCCCACTGTCTCTGTAATTTGCACACACTCATTACCTATTAATTTATACTCAATAATTTTTTCTCTATAACCGTTGATATATGTTCCTACTGGTTCTTTTGCATCTTGTGCTGGTGTAGGACATTCTATCGCAGCAGTAGCAACAGGAGGTGGTGAAAGTACTGGTGCCGGTGGTACTTCTGGCTCTGGGTTTTCTGTTTTTGGAATATTTGGGACACCAGTTGGTATCATCCTGTTCGGTTCAAACTGAATAGGATTAAAACTAGGGACGCCAGAATTGCAAAACGTAAGTACTCCTCTCGGGTCATCTTGTATTAAATTATTATTTGAATTATTTGATTCGTGTGCTTCCACACACCCAGGCATATCAACAATTGGAGTTCCTATTATTGTTGTTACCGGAGCCACTGGAGGAAGAGATACCGTTGGCGATATCAAATAACCAGGAAGTTCCGGTATATTTAAACTCCTTATGTTTATCTCACGAATTTCCATCAGAATGGAAGTACTCCTCCTGTAGATTTAGGAGTTGAAGGAATGACACCACCAGTAGCACCAGGAAGTTCTGGCATAGAAGAATCTAACATTCCAGGAAGAGCACCTACAATTGCTTCTCCTGCAGCTGCAGCAACTTGCTCTTTTACATTTTCGATGATCGAATCCTTATTTACATAAACATATGTACCACCACCTACGATTCCTGCAGTACCCACAAAAGATGTGATCGCAAGTATGTTGATTAGTTTTTGCATCTTAACCTTTACCTTTTTTTATAGGCCATGTTATATGTAGACCATAACAAAGTACGGTTATAAATCCGAACACAAATAGAGATGCCATATTAATCCTGATGAATATTACAAGTTAGTTCACATGTCTCCCCACCAAACTCCGAGTCTGGAATGAAAACATCTGAACCACATACTGCACTTCTACACCATCGTACCGTTTGCCCTACGGATTTCTCGGAGTGCTTCGAGATCCATGTTTTTTGTTCCACCATCATACTCATGTGCATAACCTTCTGCAATCATTTGTTCGTTGAGTGACAAAAGTTCATCCCCGATATAAAGCCAACCGAGAAGACGCCCATATTTCCCAGTGCCACCAACAAGTTCAGTCCTAACAGACAATTCATCATCACCAGAGATGGCCCCTTCCAACTTCTCTTTGAGCCAGTTGGTCGCTTCGATTCCAAGTGCCTTCTCCTCTAAGTTTCTAGTTCTTTTCTCCGGCGTATCAACTCCTGCAACTCTAACTCTTTCTTTCTTGTATAGATCAAATCCTAAATCTATTGTCACATCTATGGTGTCGCCATCAAGTACACGATTAATCTCCGTTACTCGGAAGTTGTAACAGGATTTCCTGCTTGGTGGTGTCATTGCTCCCATAATTGATCTCCTTTGATTCTACTGCTGTTGCGATTCCGATGATTGTGATTGCTGCTGATATGACAGCACCAGCGCTCCACACCCACTTCTCAAGTTTACGAACTCTTTGTCGGAGTTCTTCTTGAGTTTTCTCAGCATCTTCAATCCTGTGTGTTAGGAGTGCTATCTGCTGGTCCTGATTCGCATCCTTCTCGTTGATTTGATCTGCCATCATCTAATTCAGCAAATGCTTCTCCTAATATGTATATGACATAACCTAACGCTAATACAACCGCAAGTATTACAGATATAATTACTGACCACACAGGGTCACTCACATTCTCATGGGCACGAAGTATTAAGTTCATTTATCAAATGGTGCCCAGTGCTGCCAGTTATATTTGTGGACTGCCCACATTCCTAGGACAGGAACAACGATTAATATAAAACTCAAACTCCCAACACCCCATGGGCTATTGAGTGTGGCAGAAGCAAAGTGTGCTGCCTTGAGTGCTACATTACTCATACATATTCTCCCCAGATTTCCCAGTTGTCTCTGAAATAAAAATCAATCGAAGTCAAACTTCCTACCGGATGCTCTTCTTCAGTCTTTGCCCATTTCGTACAGAACTTAATGATGTCAGGCGAAGTTCTCACCTTATTGACACCATACATTCTAGAGAATGAACTCATTGCAAAATCAAATCTTGTCTTAAAGTTAGTTTCCATGACTTAGTTTTTCCTCATATTTTTTGACGACAGATACTACCTGTTTTCTATCAGTTCCACACGGAGCATTCTTCAAACAAAGCAAAATCAATTCATCTTCAGTGATTGTTGGTTTAATAGTAAACCCCCATTTGTCAACTTCACCTTCAACAGGTGCTTCGCAAGGGTCGAATTCATGTGCCATAATTTACTCTACATGAATATGTCCAATCATTCCAGCCCCTTGGTGGGGACCACAGAAGAAATCATAGTCTCCGGCATCAGCAAACTTAATGTCTTGTGACTCGCCTGGGGTGAACATCAGCGATTCTCTTGAGAGATCTGCACGACCTTCTACAATAATATTATGTGGGGGTAACATTCCATTTACAAAATGAAGTGTTTCACCAGTACTAATACTAATATTATCTGGATCAAATACAAGATTTCCATTAGAACCCATAGTGACATCTACAGCATAAGCAATCTTCGGTAAGAAGAAAACCACTGCTGCTACAGTAGCAATAATCATTAAACGAATAAACTTCATTGCAGTTTAATCAACTACACTAGTTATACATGATACTGTTTTTTTATCAATCTATTGTTATGGGTTCCTAATATCTTAATCTATTGTAGATTTGACAGCAGGTCCATCAGTTTTGATGATTATTGGAGCCTGTTCTAGTCTGATTGTTTGTGATGGTGCAGTCCTTCCTGCCGCCTCAATTAGTCTCTCAACATCTGCCTTTGAGATACCACCACTACTACTATTACCACCACCTTCTCCAGCCTTCTTCGCAGCCTGTACACCGAACGTTGCGAGTACTCCAGTAAAGACTGATGCAATGAAGGTTGGGTCTAGTTTCTGTTCGGGGATTCCAAGTGCTGGGGGTAACTGAATGTATGCCAACGTGAGTATTCCGCCAGACCAAACAAGAATACCAAGCCTAACAAAAGTAGACAAAATTTCAAGCTGTTCTTGTTTATCATCTGCAGCCTCTTTTATTCTACCTAGGAATCCTTTTTTCTTTACCTGTTCTTCGGGTTTCTTTTCCACAGGACACCTAGATCACTCAAAATATTTATAAAAAAAGGACCCCTTATTGGGATCCTTGATATACTGGTGTCATCATACCTTGATCTGGTCCATCGTCATCATCTCCAGGTGTTGTAATAATATAGACTATGACGAATGCAACCATTAGTCCTA